TCACGTCCCACCCCCCTTCTTCACCTTGAAATCCACCGTGCTCAGATAGGTCTCGGCGAACTCGTGGCGCACCTCGTTGGCGAGCCAGGTCTTGCTCATCGATGCGCGGAAGCCTGATAGGATGAGGTCGGCGCCGGCGGCGGCTTCCGGGTCGCCATCGAAGGTGACAGAGCCGACGGCGGTCTCCGACGATAGCCGCTCGCCCTCCGATTTTGCCGCCCGTTCGGCTTCGTCCTTCGAGGCGTAGGGGTGACGCAGGCGCCATTCCGGCCCTTCCAGCCCGGTTTCGGCCGTCTCCGGCACGTAGAGGCCTTTCTTGCGGTCGAACCAGCGGGTGCCGACCTTGCCGTATTGCGGCCGGGGATCCGGCGTGAAGGTCCAGTTGCTGCACTCGGACTTGTGCTTGCGGATCGCCGGCAGCGCGCTGCCGGAAACCGAGCCGGTGCCGCGCGCAACGAGCAGCATCTTGTTGTCCTTGTAGGTGTAGACCGCGCCGATGCGGTCGCCGATGCGGGTGCAGAAATCGTGCACCGACTGGCCGTTGCGCAACAGGTACTTGCCGTCGCCGAGGGGCAGACTCTTAAGCGAAGGGCTGATTTCGAGCCCGAGGCCGTGGCGCTTCGCGAGTTCGCCGAACACCTTGTCCACGGTCGGATCGTCGAAATGCTCGGAAAGCGGCTCCTTCAGGTCGGCGCGCATGTCGGCGCCGCGGGCGGTGACGGTCAGGAACTCGCCGCCGTCGCCGCCCTCGATCTGCGGCGGCTTGTCGACGATGAAGGTGCCGGACTTATAGAGCTGCAGGTCGGCATAACCCATCCGGACGGAGACCACCGCGCCGATCCGCGGCTCCTCGATGCGGTTTCCCTCATCGTCGAAACGCGCCTCGAAGCTGTCGGCCTCCGGGTTGCCGAACACGTCGGTGATGGTGGCCGACACCAGGAGGTTATAGAAAACCGACGACACCGGTTTGCCGTCGATCGCCACCTCTATGACAGGCTTCAATCCGATCATGGTCAGTCCCACAGCCGGACAGTTTCGGCGTCCGCCTCGACGGTGAATTCCGGCAGGACGAAGGTCTTGCCGAGCGGAAGGACTTCGCCGATCGCGGCGAGGCCGGGATTGGCATCAAAGGTGGCATCGACATATTTCCGCAGCCGGCCGGCCTTGACCCGGTCGCCGAGGACGATCCAGGCGAACTCGAAGCAGATCTGGTCGACAGTGGCGTCCTCGACGGTGACGCGGACCGGTTGGCGCGGCAGCACGAGAGCCATCAGAAAAGCCCCCATCGTCCGCTGAGGCCCGGTTTCGGCTTGACCTCGATCTCGTAGGAGACCTCGCGGCCGAGGCCGTCCTGGCCGATCTCCTCGTCGCTGGTGGAGATTCTAAGCAGCACGACCATGCCGAAAACGCTGGCCGCCGTTCCCGTGAAGCCGGCCCAGCCGATAAGGCTCACCGGCTTTCCGGCGCTCAGCGTGGTCTTTACGGCTTCCAACTCCGTGCGCCCGCCGAACTCCTGGGGAAACAAGAGGCCGGATATGGTGATCGGGTTCTCGCCGAAGCCGGTCAACTGCGCGCCCGGCCGGCTGCCAAAATGGGGGATCGCCGGCCAGTTGGCGGAGACCTCGGCCTCAAGCCGCTGGTAGTTGAGCGGCATGATGTCGAAGATGTGGGGACCCAGCGCAAGGAGCGGCACTATTCCGTCCCCCCGTGCAGGGCGCCGGTGCGCGCCTTGGAGACGGCTGCGCCGAGCTGCCGGCGGACCTCGCCGGCGACGGCCTTGGGATCGGTGACCCCGGAAATGCTGATTGGCGCATTGACGGTGACGTAGGGCGGCCGTTTGTCGATCAGCTGCGCCTTGATGTGGGTTTCCAGCTTCTGGATCGCCTTGTTGTCGCTGCCCTGGAAGAGCTTGCTGTAGTCCTCCACGGTTGGCGGGAGGTCTTGCGTCTTTGTGCCTCGCGCCGGCTTCGGCCGGGGCACCGGGCCGCGCGACGCGGCTGGAAGTTCCGGCTTGGGTTCCGGCAACCGCTCATGCACCGCGTCCACCGATCCGGCGGCGTCGCGCTTTTTCAACTCACGGATCGTGTCGTTGATTTCCCGGATCTTGGCGGTCAACTGGTCCATAGCCGAGAACTGATCCGCCATGCGCTCAAGTTCCGACCGAGCCTCGGCGTTCTTGCCGCGGAGCGTTTCGCCGAGTTGGTAAAGCCGCGCCGTGATGTCTTCGGCGGAGATATCGCCTTCGGAGAACGAGCGGACAAGGTCTCGGACCTGGCGAATCTGGTCGGTGGATAGGCCCGTGAAGGGTCCGGATGATCCGACCGGCTCTCGGCCCGATGCCTTGCGGATGCGCTCCGCCCGTTCCAGCTCCTGCTCGGCCGATCGCAGCGCGAGCTTTGCCCTTTCGTCCGTGAGATCCGCGACCTCCTTTCGGTCGGCCTCCAACTCGGCGAGCTTGTCCTTGGCCTGGGAAAGCGCTCGTGCCTTCTCCGATTTCGTCAGTTCGTTGATCTTATCGGCGGCTTGCCCGGCGATGTCGGCAAACCCCTTCAACGTCAGACCGTGCTTTTCGGCGGCTTCCATGGCGCGGCCGTGGGCGTCTGGAAGCGCGGAAAGCTCGCGGATCAGCTCAAAAATCGCAGCGACGGCGCCGGCGCCCGCCACAAGGCGGGCCGCCCGGCCGAGCCCGCCCAAGTAGCCAACGAGCTTGGACAAAGGAGCGACATTTATTCCGTTGTCGAACTTGGCAAATAGAGAGATGAGCCGGATCAGAGGCCCGCTCACCAGCTCCATGCCGTAGCGCAGCACGCGAGATGCAACGCCGAAGGCGAGCAACCCGGCAGTCAGGTTTACGACGTTCTCGGTCAGCTCCGGATGGACCTCGGAAAAGGCCAGGACACCCGCCGTCATCTCGCCGAAAAGTTCCAGCCCGTCCTGGACGGTTGGCAGCATGATGTCGCCGAGGGTGATGGCAAGCTCGGCGGCCCGGTTCTTGGCCAGTTGCCATTGCTGCAGGCGGGTCTTCAGCCGCTTGGCGAATTCGTCCTCGACCGATCCCGCATAGTCGGCCTCCTTCGCGACCAGGCCGTAGGCTTGGCGGAGAAGGCCGAGGTTGTTGAGGAGCTTGTTGAAATCGTCGGTGAAGTCCTGGCCGGCGAGTTCCTTCATGATGAAGTCGCGTTCTTCGTGCTTCGAAACCCGCTCCAGGAGGTCGAGCAACGCCGGGACGCCTTCGGTCTTCAGACGCCTGGAAAACTCCTTGCGATTGAGGCCGATCATCTCGAAGGCGGCGAGGAGATTCTTGCCGGTGCCGGCATGAATGCGGTTTGAAAGGGCATTGACGGCACGTGAGGCGACTTCGGCCTGGGTGCCGGCAGCAATGAAGGCGGTGCCAAGTCCGGCCATCTCCGTCGCGGTGTGGCCAAGCCCGGGCGCGGCGCCGGCCGCCCGGCGCAGGAAATTGATGATCTCCGGTGCCTTTGCCGCCATGTTGTTGGAGAGATGGTTGGCAGCGTCGCCGGTGCGCTCGATACCCTCCTGGGTGAGTTGGTAGACGTTCCTGATCTTGGCGAAGTTCTCGCCGGTGTCGCGGGCGAGCATGTCGAAGGCGACGCTCGCCTTGGCCGTGAATTTGGTGAAAGCCTCGGCAGTCTCCTGGGGGATACCCGCCTGCAGTGCCTCGGCGAGGATCTCCGCCATGCCCTTTGCCGAGACAGGGATCTCCGACGTGGTCGTCAGCAGGAATTTCTTGAAGTCGGCAAGCCGCTCGCGCGACCCTTGGAAGACCTTGTCGACCTCCGCAAAGGCGTCCTCAAACTGAGCGGACATCTTCACAGGCGTGAAGATGGTCATCGCCATGGCAGCCGCATCGAGGAGCTTGCCGCGTGCCCGATTGAGGCGCTGCTCGTGGGTGCGGATCGCCTCGTCGATGTTGTTGGCGGAAAGCGTTGAGCGAAGACCGTCGGCAAAGCCGCGTTTCGCCTGACCGACAACGCCGGCGATGCCGGCAAGGGCCTTCTTTCCGTGCTCGACCTTGTCGACGCCGCGGGTCAGAAAGTCGACGAGGACGCCGACGCGCATGTCACCCATCAGCCGTCTCCGTCGTCACCAGGCGATCGAGGGCCGCGGCGGCCTGAAGGAACTCCCACCACGGCTGATCGTCGAAGGCGCCCGGACGCTGCCGGTAGGCAAGGCTCAGTCGCGCTTCAAGATCGAAGACAGCTGCGACGGGCTGTCGATAAAAAAACCGACGAGTGCCTTGGCGACCTCCCAAAGGTCGAGCGGATCGAGATCGTCGATGACCGCGGCCGGCTGCGAACAGAGATCGCCGAGGAGCGCCGAAAGCCCGTCGAGCCGATCCGGCGACAACAGGAGGGCAATGACTTCGCCGCCGATCTCTTCCAGACGGCCCTCCTTGGTGAGGTTTTCCGCCCGATCCTCGCCGGCCAGCGTCTTGATGATCTCCGGACCGAGGAGCGCAATCAGCTGCTTGACGTGGCGCACCCGCGGCCGGCGCATGACGAGCTGGCCGACCTGCTCGACCTTGCCGCCGTCGATGACCTTGTCGGCAGGAACCGACAGCGGGATGGTCGTGTGCGTTGCCCGCTGCGGCCGGGCGGCAGATCCGGCCTCGGCCTTTTGCGGGGCCGCCTGGGCCTCGGCCGGCTTCGCGGCGGCGGGCGCGGCCGGGCGTTCCGGCGCGGCGGCGTCGGCCGGCGCGAAGGCTCTCGTCTCGGGACCGGCCATCACGCGCCTCCCACACGGGCAAACAGGCGCCGGGAGCGGCCCTTGTTGATCTGCTGGAAGTTCCAGATCTGCCAGCCGCCGAGCTTGAAGTTGAAGCGGTGCATGACTCGGCCGTCCCACATCTCGGTGTAGTTCCAGATCGAGCCGATCGTGTAGTCGTAGCCGGCGGCATTGTCGGATTTCATGTTCTCCGGCTCCATCTTGATGAGCCGGCCCTTCATGTCGACGGCGTGCTCGTGTTCGGCGCCGCCGTCCTCGTCGACGACGTGCTTGATGCCGGAAAAATCGTGACGGACGCCAGGCGGGCCGCCGACCATTCCCATCACCGCCGGGGTGTGGGAGATGACCTTGAACGGCGTCGACAGCGCCTTGATGCCGAGGCCGGTGATGTCGATCTCAAGGTCGCCGCCACCCGGCTGAAAGGTCTTGGTCTTTTCCCCCAGTCCGGCGAGCCGCAATTCCTCGATATCGATGGCGAGGTTGATATTGTCGTTGATGATGAGGGTGAAGCCGCGAAGCAGTCTGAGCGACATGGTGATCTCCTGGCGTTAGGCCGCAAGGCTGAGGTAGTCGTCGACCGTGCGCTCGAAGCTCACGGCGATCCGCTCGTTGATCGCGGTGGCGAGATCGTTGAAATAGGCCTCGTTGCGGCGCGACCCGAAGATCAGGTCCTCAAGCGGCGGCGCCTCCTCGGCGTCGAAGTCGACGCGCAACTTGCCGAGGCGCAGCGAGGAATTGGTGTTGACCTCGCGGTCCCAGAACACTTCGCCGCCGAGGATGGCGCCGACCGAAGGCGCCTTCAGCTCGTCCAGGAAATTTTGGGTGGAGCGCATCACCGAAATGACGTGCTGGGGCGAGATGTTCTGGTCGTTGGCCCAAGGACGGAACGACCGCACCATCGACTTCTCGATCGAGGCGCGGGTGCGCACCACGTTGATGAACACCCAGAGCGGATCGAGGGACGCAGTGCGGTTGCCCCACAGGATGCGGCCGTTGGCTGAATAGGCGCCGCCGGCCTGCTGCACGACCTTTGCCGGGATGAAGGTGGCGATGCCGTTCTCGTTGAGATAGTTCGCCTCGTGGTCGATCTCTCCGTCGAAGAAAGAGACCGGTCGGGCGATGCCGAGGACGCCGTGCGCCTCCTGGTTGGAGGGCGACCAGTAGACGCCGCCCTTTTCCTTGTCCTTCTTCACCATCAGGCCGGCAACCACCGGCGAGGCCGGCTTGGCGACAATCTCCGTGCCACCTTCGGGAAGGACGCGGACGTAGGGATCGACCAGATAGGTGAAGCGGGAGGCGAAGTCGGCCCGGTATTCCAGGGAGTCCTCCTTGGTTGGGCCGCCGGTGTCGAAGACGGAAATCGCCATCAACTTGTCGCCGACCTGCTCGAGCGCATCGGCCACCGGGTTCTTGGCGTTGTCGACCCGGCCGGCCACAAAGCCGGGGCAGATCAGGATGTCCGGCTCCTTGCCGACATGGCCGAGCGCATAGGAGAGCGCGTGAACGCCGGTCATCGAGGCGGCCGAGCCCATCAGCTTTGTCCGGGTGGCGTCGATGTCGGCCCCTTCCTCTACGACCGAAAGAACGATCGACGCCTCAATGCCCTGGGCCTTCACCAGGTTGATCACGTCACGGACGGTGCCGGTGGCGCCGAGCTTGGCGACGGTCTCGGTATCGTGGGTGAAAAAATGGAACGGCTCGTCGCGCGGGATGCTCAGATCGGCATCCGGTGCTGTGACGACGGCCCCGATATTTGACTGGTCGGCAACCTCGATCGGCCGGGCGTCGTCGCCGAGCCGCAGGACGCGGGTGCCATGGTTGAAATCGCTTGTCGGCATGCGCTTGACCTCATGAACGTCAAGCGCGACTGTGGAGGCGCGGGCTAAAAGCCTCACGCCTGACAGGTGTCAGGAGTTGCCGGTTAGCCGAAGATCGACACTTAACTGTATTCCGCGGGGAAAGCCATGGTCGGGATTGATCGCAATACCGGTAAAGTCATTGGACGAGCCGATAGCATCAAGCAAGGCATCAAGACTGTTTTGACGACCGCCAAAGGATCAAGGCTAATGCGCCGCGAATTTGGTGTTGGTTTTCTTGCCGATTCCGGCGCTCCCAAGCCACCTTTCAATGTTGATCAGATACGGCAACAGGCGCTTCACGCGCTCGCGGAATATGAGCCCCGAATTGAGGATGTCGACGTGTCGGTCGACCAATCCATTGACGGTTCACTAGTTTTGAAGGTCCGGTATTCCGACAAAGACAGCGGAGAACGAGCCGCGGTTGACGTCCTTTACTGACGTAACGGTTCTGCCCGCTGCAGCCGGCCTCACGGCCCCGTTGTCGTGGCCATATCCCAGACCGGAAAGTCGTCGCCGTCGGGCTCGAGCGTGGCGATGAGCTGGCGGTGGCGATTGCGCATGTCATCGGGGACGAATATCTCCCTTTCCCCGATCACGAGGCGGAACATTGTCTTGGCCGTATTGGCGTATTCGACCGTGATTGGCATCGATCAGAACTCCGCATCGTAGTCGACGGTGCCAAACCAAAAGGTTCGGCCGGCACCGGATGAAGCCACCGTAATCATCGCGCCGTCCCTGAAGCTGGCGAGCACCACGAACGAGCCGGGAGAAACGTTCGAGGAGTTGTAAACATTGTGGGCAACGACGGCGGGCTTCACACGCATAGGGACCGGAGCGCGCGGAATGGCGTAAAATGGTGCGGTCTGGCCGGCGCCATCGGCCATTGCCGAATGGGAGAAGGACACGCCGGCAGCGAAATAGCGATGGCAAAGCATCTCCTCGACGGCCGGCGGCCGCGTCTCGAAGGCCGTGATGGCGCCGCCCTCACGAAGCTGTAGTCGAGAAAAAGAGGCGCCCGTCCCGGCAATTTCGACATCGAGGTCGGTCAGCCCAGATGGAACGGCGATCTGCACCCCGCGCCGGCCCGCGCCGGCGGCAATGACACCCGTTGCGCCGCCGATGTCGATGCCAAGGTCGGCACTGGGGTCGTCCACGTCTACGGTGACGGTCTTGCCGGCAAGACCGGGATCCTCGATCGTCTGGATCAGAGAGCCGCCCGCCAGCGTCACGATGCCGTCGGCGACGTCAAACTCGGCGCCGTCGGCACCGGCCCGAAAGCGGTCGTTGCCGTATTCGCCTGCGGCCAGCATCCCACCGGCAAAATCCCGCTGGTTTATGCCGAAGCCGCCATTGACGATCAGATTAGCGAACCCGCTCAGCGGCCCGGCATTGACGCCGTCAAGGCGCGGATAAAGCGCATCTGCGGCCGCGACATTGAGCCGGGCCTCCAAAGCCGCGTCGACGGCGGCCTTGGCATAGGCACCGACCTGATCCGCCGTCACCCGGTGCGGATTGTCGGCACGGGCCTCGTGGTTGAGGATTGGCGGCGGCGACGGGGAAATGGTCCAGGCGTCGAACGTGCCCGCGCCGGCGGCGCTAACCGCCGTGATCTGCATCTGGCCGCTGTCGCGGAGATAGAGGTCGACCGAGGCGACCATGACCGCGCTCGGATCGGCAATTGCGCGGATCACCACCCAACCGGTCGGCGCGAAGGCGTAGCGCTCCGGCTCGGTGACGATAACGGTTTTTGCGCCGATCCCGACCGTCAGCTCCGACCGGCTCGGCGCTGTCAGCATCGCACCGATATTCGAGGCAAGCGCCTGGACGTTGGCCAGCGTCGGCAGGATCAATTGGTCGATCCGGCGGAGGCCGTCCTCGGTCAGTCGTTTGACGGCAGCGTCGGCGCCGGCCTGGGAGTCTTCCAGGCGCGACAGCCGCGCATGGAACGGCTTGATCAACTTATGCTCAAGCGTCTCCGCCGACAGGGTGTCGTTGGCGCCGAGTTGCGGGGGCCGGTAGGCAACCATCGTCAGCCCTTCTCGATCGCCGCTGTGGTCACCTTGTCCTTGATTGCCTCAAGGATTTTGCCCCTGACGATGTTCTTGCGTCCCGGCGAGTAGCGCTTGCCGCCGTGCTCGGCGACACCGGAAAGGGTGATCCGGTAGCGCGCATCCGGATCGATGGTTTTCGGCAGTCCCATGTGTCAGGCCTTTCTCTAAAGCGCCACGTCGTCGCGGCGGGCGCCGTGGAACAGGTCGAGCGGCGTCGTCGTGGTGCCGTCGACGACGATCTCGTAGCGGTCGGTGGGGGCGTCCAGATTGAAGGTGAAAACGCGCTCGATGCGCCCCTCGATGTCAGGCTCATCCTTCAGCGTGATCTCCTCCATGGAGTCCCAGGCCTCGATCGCGCCGCCGATCCGGAGCGCGCAATCGAAGGTGTGGCGGGCCTCGTTCCAGCCTTCCAGCAGCCACCGCACCTCCACCGTGGATGTCGGGGCTGCGAGTAGGCGTTCGGTGGAAAAGTGCTTGAAGACGTTGGCCGAGCGCATCAGCCGGATGGTTGCATCGTCCAGATTGACGCCGGGCATGAGATCGGTGGAACCGAGCATGGTGACGCGCACATCGACAATCGCCGGAAGGTTGGCGAACACGGCTGCATCGGCGGCAGCCTGGTCGATCGAGACCCAGCCGTCGCCGGGATTGATCTCATAGACGAGGCTGGTTCCGTCGGGGACGACCTGGCCGGCGATAATCTCGATGCCGCCGATACCGCCGTCGAGATTGCAGGCCTTGAGATTGAGGACCACGTTGCCGCGCTCAAACTGCGCATAAACGAGATTGAACTTCAGGTCTTTGGTCAGGTCGCCTTGCAGGAAGCTGCCGGCAACGCCTTGCCGAAGCGCACCGGCGGTGTACTTCGCGCCGGGGGCAGTGACCAGGCGGTGATCTCCCGTCGTCACGATGACGATGGCGTAGCGTTCGCCGATCTCGGTGAACACCGGTGTGATCGGCACGCTGGTCTTGTGCGGATAAAGCTTCAGGTCTTCCACATCGAGGACGGCCTCGCCGATCACCGCGTTGACGTCCGGATCGCCGTTGCTGAGAGTCTTGGTGAGGAGGACATTGACCGGTCCGATCCGCCCCAGGCTGGAGAAGTAGAGCGGGATATCCACCAACCATCCAGTTGCCGGCGCAACGAAATCCTGCGCCGTGATCGTGCCGGTGATGGTGATCGTGTTTTCTACCGGATACCAATAGGTGTCTGTGATGGTGTCCTTCTTGAGCTTGGCGTAGCGTGTGAACTTCGGCTGGTTATGCTTTCCGGCCCGGACGTTTTCTCCCAGGACCACGAACACTTCGCCGTGCCGGGCGAATGTCGTCTGATTGTACCAGGTAACGTCGGACCACCATGCGCGGCTGTTGGTACATGCCAGATGCGGCGCGCCGAGGCTGGTCACGGTCCGCGAGATAACCTTCCGTTTGAAGGTGGTCTCCTGGGTTTCATAGGCCGAAACCGCGACTGAGCCATCTTTGCCGGGGACGGCCAGCCTGGTGACTCCGCTCCATTTCGGCAACAGGATGTTGCCGACGATCGTCGCCTTGGGATCGTTCGCATTGGCAAGATCGACCGGCAGGTGGCCGCTGTCGTTGGCGTAGGGGAAGCGCACGCCTTCCTCAACACGGACAAGGGAGTCGAGATCCGAAAGGTTGCTTTCGTCAGCGGTCAGGAAGCTGTCCGATCCGGAGCCCGTGTAGCTGTCCGGCAGGTTGACCTGCTCGCGCAGACGGGCGATTTCGCGCAACGCGCCAGAGAACTGGTCGGCGGAGACAACCGGCTCGGAACCGGCAATGGAGGCGACGTCGGAGGCAATCCCGGAAATAATGGGCTCATAGTCGTTCCGGAAGGCCTCCAACGCCTCGGTGCGGTTTTCGATGTCGGCAAGGTTGGGCAGTCGATGCTGCTCCTGCATCTCAATCGAGACGATCCCGGCCGTGTCCATGGTGACGACGGCAATGAGGAGAACGCTCGATGAGATCGCCGGCAGTTGGGGGTTGGGATCGTCGGCGCCGCCGAGCGCCTGGACCGAGACGTTGCGCAGCCTGGTCGTTGCGACCTGTTGCTCCGTTGTCTGCCGGGTTTCGGTGTTCGTCATGATCGTCCGCGTCGCGATGTCCGTGCTGACATCCGCGCCCCAGGCGACGATCGCCACTTTGGTCATGTGCTGGGCGGCCTTCAGGCTGAAAAGGTCGAGGGCGTCGCCGGCATAGGTGTGGACCGGCCCGCCGAGCCACAGCCGGCCGGCATCGACGGTCACCCCGGTCGGCCCGTCTTCGCTGACACCCATGCCGGTAAAGGCCCTTCCGGAAACGATGGCGTCGCGCACCACATGATCGACCGCCTCGCGGGCGAAATCCTGGACCCGAAGAAGTTCCGAACTCGGGAGCTTCTGGTTCTGAACAACGTTGACCTGGCGTTCCATGATCTAGTCCTTGATGTATTGGCCGAGGCGATAGGTGCCGTCGAGCGGCGGGGCGTCGCCGAGCGCTATGAGGCGGTGGACGTTGGTGTTGAGGAGCACGGTGTCACGGGCGGCGGAGCCGGCATCGATAGCCTCGATGAGCCGGTCGAGCCGGTCCGGGCCGTCCGGGGTGAAAAAGCCGTCGTCGAGGAAATCGGCGTCGCAAAATGTCTCGTCGACGCCAGCGGCGCCGATGATCTCCACGTGGACGATCAAAGTAAAATCGGGCAGGCCAAGTCGATCGGCGTCGAGATAGCCGCCCGGCGCAGCGGCGACCCGGACCGCGCCGGCGTCCGGATCGTACAGCCGATAGCGCCAATAGGTGGCGGAGCCGTCACCGGCCGCGCCAAGGAACCCGTCGTCGAGAGTGTCGACGTCCAGGTAGAAGTTTGCCGCGTCGACGCGGGGTTTCGAAACGAGTTCCGGCGTCGCCGTCACCGGCCGAAGCCCCGGCGCGACGGCGTTTCTCCCGATCGTGCCGCGTGAAATGACGACGGTGCGGCCGGCCGGGTCAGGCTCCAGGAAGTCAATGCCGAAAAAGCCATCATCGAGGAACATCTCGCCGACATCGGCAAAGCCCGGCAGGGCGAGCCGGATCTCGCCGCCGTCCACATCGACGGGCGCGGTGCGGTCGAGCAAGCCTATGTCGGCCTCGGCGCCGTCCTTGAAAAAGGTGGCCCGGAAGCCGGACTCCGCGCCGTCGTCGACGAGGAAGTCGCCCCCCAGAAAATCGGCATCGAGAAAAAGGCCGGCGTCGTCGCCCGGCTTGAAAAAGGGGTAGATGCGCAGCTCCGGCAGGCCGTCCAGCCAGGCGCGATTGGCATCCTCGTCCTCGTCGATCAGGAAGAAGTCCTGGGGCGCGTCCTCGATCCGATGGACCCGCGCCCAATCGTAAAGCTCCACATAGGCGCGGATCGCCTCCGGCAGGCCGACCAGGCGCTTGCGCGCGGCTTCGGTCGCGATCACCCGGCGCTGCTTGTCGAGCGTCCAGTCGTCATCCCAGACCCGGCAGCCCTTCTTGCGGGCAAGGAACGGCAGCAGCGCGTCGGGGCAGCGATAGGGATCGTCGAGGCCCCACAGGATCGTCGCCGGCAGCGGCCGGCGGGCGGCATTGACTTCCTCAACGGCACGCTCGAAGGCGCCGGCGTTGGATGGAACGACGGTCCGGTGGAGATCGTCAGACATCGACCACCTCCGCCGTCACGGCGATGTCGGTGCAATAGGCGACTTCACCGAGGGTCGGCTTGATGTCGGCGGCCGGCGAAAGGATCACGGCGGCCTCGGCGCCGGCAACGAGGGCATTTGCCTGGATGCGGTCGCGGCCGACCGATGCGCCGAGCAGGTGGCGCCGATCGGCCATCGCCTGCAGGCGTGTCGTTGCCTCGGCGATCGCCGCCGCCTTCGACGGGCCCCGCGGCAGCAGGAGATGGACAGCAATTTGATAGGTGAGAACCCCCGCGCCGGTAAATTGCGGCACGTCGGTGCCGAGCTTAGCATGGTTGGCGGCGTCGTAGACGTAGTTGTGGACGGCTGCGACCGCCCCGGCCGAGGGCGTGCCGTCGCCGTAGCGGCCGAGCAGGGCGAGATTGATCCGCGGCCCATCGATGCCGACGATCCGGGCGTGTTTGATTTCCGGATGGACGCTCGAGGCGAAGTACTCGTAATTGCCCGGCGCGGCCTGAGAAAGGGTCGCTGGCGCCAGCTTGATGCGGCGCCGGTATTCCTCGTCCTCCTCCATGACCGGATTGCCGTTGGCGTCCGTTCCGATCACCCGCCGGATGCAGAAGACGCCGGCGCCGAGGACATCCAGGAACTCGCCCCAGGTATCGTCAATCGACCACGCCTTGACCGCGTCGTTGATGCTGCGCCGGTCGCGCTGTTCGCGGTCGGCGTCGTGCTGCTCCAGGATGACGCCCGGTTCCCATTTGGTCTGCCCGGTGTCCCAACCGAGCCCGCGGGCCTCGTAGCCGGCCTTCAGCGCGGCAAGGCGTTCGGCCTCGATCGTGTCGTAGTCGTCGTCGACCAGCTTCGGAAGCGAGAGCCGGCTGCGGTCGAGATCGTTGGCGATGTAATCGGTCATGAGCCCACCTCGACAAGGTCGAGCCGGGCCGTGGTCGAGACCGGAATGACCGCGCGCCGGTCCTCCGCGATGCTGAAATCACCGAGATGGCCGTTCGGGTAGTAGATGCCGTCGAGCATGAAGGCAAAACGGCCAGCCCGCCCATATTCGATCATCTCGATCGAGGTCAGGTCGAAGCCGGGTTCGCCGTCCGTCTCGTCGTCGATGGCCGCATGAACTGCGGTGTAGAGCTTCAGGAGGGTGTGGTCGGTGGCGTTCTGGTCCTGAAGGTCGGGAACGTCGCTGCCAAGGTGGCGGTACCGGGTGCGCGTGTTGAAACGGGTGCTGAGGATCTTGCGGATCGACTGCTCGCAATGCGGCCAGCCGACCAGCAGCTTCCCCGTCTCCGCGTTGATCCCGGTGCGCGCCATTGTGGTCGGTCCTATCCCTTGGAGCGGCCGCCCTTGGCGGGCTTCGGCGTCTCGGTCCCGGATTCCGCAGCGGGCGCGTCGCCCTCAGTGTCTTCGGCCGATCCGTGCAGCTTTTCGTCCCACTTGTCTGACGGCACCAGCTCGCCGGCGATCACGCCGTAGCGTGCGCCTTCCTCGGTGAGTTGAAGCGTCTTGCCGGTTCCGGGATTGCGGACGCCGGCAACGAAAGGACCGGCCTTCCTGGTGACGCGGTAGTCGTTCTTTTCGCGGGTCGTCATGTTGCCCTCACTTTCTCCGAGCCTGAAACAATCGGCCAGTAGCCGGCCGAAGAGCCGGACTGGACGTGGACCAAGTCGCCGACGCGGGCGACCTTTGGGCCGCCTTCGTCGCCGAGGTCGACCCGGTCCGATTTGACGAGATGGGCCGGCGTCTCGATGCGGTGCCGGTCGCCCTTGATGCCAACGGTCGTGTCGCCTTTGCGAAGGACGGCCTCGCTGTGATCCGTTGCCGGGTTGGGATTGTCGTCATCGTGACTGTCGCGGATCGCGATCGAGCCGGGCCCGACCTCACCGGAGGGCGAAAGCAGCCGCATCGGCTCGTTCACGGCGACCGGAACCGAAGAGGAGAACTCCCCGCCGCCGGCGCCGGCGAGATCCTGCACCTGCACCCAGGGCGAAAGCGTCTTCTTGCCCGTTCGCGGGTCGAGCGGCGCGATCTCCATGCGGATTTCCTGGCGGTCGCCCTGCCAGCGCACCTCGGCGACCCTGCCATTGACGATGACGGAGGCAAGGCGCCGGTCGAGATCTTCAAACCGCTTGTACATGTCGCGGAAAGCGCCTTCGAAGCTCATGTCGCGTCCTCCGCCAGATCAACGGCAAGCGCGCCGTCGATGTAGAGTTCGGTGTAGGCAACGTCTTTTTCGTCGAACACCGAGGCGCCGATCTCCGACAGCGATTGCGACCATTGCACGACGACAAGGGCGACCCCGCGTTTGCGCCGCGATATCACCGGCTCGATCCTGACCTCGCTCGGCAGGGCGAGATGGTCGAGGCCCCAGCGCGCCGTGCTCTTTGAGACGGCCAGCGCCCCGATCGCCTCCGCGATTGCCCAAGACGTGTCGTCACGGGAGCGCCCCTCGGTCAGGACGAAGGCCGCAACCTTGAGGGTGGCCCGGCCGGTCCCCTGCGCCTCGGACTTCAGCGGTGCGGCCAGGATGCCGACCAGGACCGCTGGCGACGTGATCGACCGGCTTTCGATTTCTTCCAGGTCGAATCGGCCACCGATGCCGTCGCAGGTCTTCAACTCCGGCAGCGCGGCCCTGATGCCGGCGGTGACGGCCTTGCGATAGGCAACGAGGCGGGATTCCGGATCCGTCATTGGACGAGCCCCCCAATCCAGTCGGTGACCGCTTCGAGGATTTCCGCCTTGTTGTCTTCCGAGACGCCGAGATAGGGGCGCGCCGGCATCGTCACCTGCTTCGCAATGACGAAGTCCACGTTTGCGCCGACCTGGAACCAGAACTTCAACGCGTCGCCGTAGCGCGGTTTGATAACGCCGCCGAACTGGTGAATGGCGGCATAGACTAGCCCGGAGCCGATCATCACTGACGAACCATCGACCGCATAGTCGATGGAATCCGCGAGCGCTCCGCTTTGTTCTAGGATCGGCGTCCTTGCGTAGTTTTCCTTCCAGGCTGCGCCATCCGGCGAGGTTTTTTCCGACGTGATACGCCGGCGGGTCTGCTCCTGGACCAGCCGGCCGATGGTGTCGAGCACCTTGTGTTCCGGCAGGTGGGCGATGCCGTCGATCGCGGCGACCGCTTCGGACAGCCCCGTTTCGGTGATTGTGACGGCGGCCCCGGTCATCGCATGGTGTCCCGTGTGAAGCGGCGCGGCTCAGCCGTGAAGTCGGCGCCGGAGCCGGTTGCGGTGGTCGATCCGCCGCCATCGATGCGCGGCTCGCTGGTCCCGAGGCCGGACTTGCCGTCGGCGATGCGTTTCAGGCGCGCGGTGGCGTCCTCGTAGCGCTGGCGGATATCCTCGGTCAGCGATGAATGGCGGTTTGCGAGCACATAGACGGCGATGTCGATCGCCGGGCGGCGCAAATTGGACGGAGCCGACTTCAGCGGCAGCCGGTAGCGGGCGGAGAGATATTCGTCGATCTCCTCCGAGGCGGCGCTGAGCGCATTGGCAACGGCGGCATCGATGTCGGCCGGCTCGGTCATCTCGCCCGGCAGGATGTCGGTCAGAAAATCCGGACCGTAGAGCGCCTCAATGTCGGCCTTGCTGGCGTAGATCATCGTTTCGCTCACGCCTTCAACCGGGTCTTGATGGCCTGTTCTGCGACGGCCTTGTAGGGGGCCAGGAAGTTCTCGATCGTCTCCAGCTCCTTGCGCAATCTCGGCAGCGCCTCGATCGCTTCGATAATGGTTTGCTCTGGGCCCGTGTCACACGCCTCGGCGCCGCATATCGCAACCGCCACGGGCTGGAACTCACTCAATAACCCGGACCAAACACGCGACGACTCGTGGTAGGCGTCCGCCAGGTCGCTTACGGCGAAGTCGATCTGCTGATACAGATATCCGGGCTGAAAGCTTCCGAATTCTCGGCTCATATCTTCGCGAATGCTCCCGTTGACCGCCGTCGTCGTGACGGCCGAAATGCGTGCGGGCGGCGCGCTAAACGCCGTGTTGGCCGGATTGCCTCAACTCTCCCAAAGCCGGACGCGGGGAGAGTGCTGGGGGCCTTGCGAGCCGTACCAGACCGCCCTCTCGGATATTGTGTCAGTCCTCGGCGATGGAGACGCTCAGCTCCGGGTCGTTCTCGATCGCCTCGCGCTCGACTTCGCTGAGGTCGACGGCGGCAATCCGCACCGGCACGGGGCCGAAGCGGCGGCCGGCCCGTCGCCGGCCTTGCTGAGGGCCGGTGACGACCAGGACGGCGCCCGCCGATGTGCGAGAAGCGGCGTCGTCCTGGTCGCCTGGCGCCCCCGCTGGGGGATCGGCAGCCGGCGCGGCCGGTTTCGGCTCGGCCGCGGTCGGCTTGGATTGCGCCGTGGTCTTGCTGCGGCGCGTCCGTTTGCCGGTCGGCTTTGCGGTCTCATTGCCGGCCATCATCCACGCTCCCTGTTACCCCTGGCTCAGGCGAGCCACGGGCAGATGAACACCTCGACGATGTCCTTGTTGGTGTTGTCGGTGAAATCCGTCCGCTTGGCGTTCTTGATCACCTCGTCGGCGGCCGTGCGCAGCGACGGCGGAATGACGAGGAGGGTCGGCTTGATGCCGAGCGGCCGGCCGTGGTCGGTCTTCAGCGTCGTCATCGCGTCATAGGCCGCGTCGAAATTCGCGGTCGAAAGGTCCGCCTTCGAGCCGTGCGCCATCTGCCAGAAGCCGAGGCCGACATTGCCGCGATAGTCGACGCCGTAGATGAACTCCTTCTGCTCGAACACGCGGTCGGAGGTCTTCGGGTCGGTCTTGGCGACGAACTCAGGCGCGCGCCGCTTCTGGAAGATGAACGGCTTCAGCGGCCGGGAGGTGTCGAGCAGATACCAGGCAGGGCCGGCGCCGGCCGTCATGTTGGAGACCGACGTCTCCTTGCCGTCCTCGTCGAGCACCTTGTGGTCGGTGTCGAAGAAGTTCTGGCCGTCATAGCACTTGGTCTCAAAGGCCGACTTGACCAGGCTGAAGACGAGCTGATCCGGATGGGCGGCGGTGGAGCGGCCGAGCTCCTCCATCATCGGCTTGTAGATGCCGATATTGTCGTCCTCGATGTCGTCGCGGTCGACGCCGACGGTGATCTCGAACGGCTTGTTCTTGATCGCGTAGCCGTGGTCCTTGATCGACTGGACGTGGCGGGGGCCGATCCATTCGCGCATGTTCGGGAAGTTGCCGAGCCAGCCATATTCGTTCTGGCGGGTGGTCGACGGGATCTCGGTGGCGATCCGGCCATATGCGGTCTGAGCAGCGTCGAACGCGCCCTGGAAGTTGCGCCGGAAGCCGACATAGAGGCTCTGCAGGTTGGCGGCATTGATGAGCATGGGGTCGGTCTCCTAGCGCAGCTCGACCAGCACCGCGTCGGTGCCGTCGAGACCGATGATCTTGCCGGCGGCCGAGAGGGTCCCGGTGCCGTCCGTGGCGGCGAGCGTCTCGTCGTCCTCGACGTAGGCGGTCTTGCGGATGTGGGTTTCGTCGATCGGGTCGGTGGCGGAGTTGGCGTAGGAAAAGACGCCCCGCTTCACCTTCACGGTCTTGGCGCCGTCGGCGCCGCCGGTGTTGTCGACGGTTTCCTCGGCGCGGCCGACTGAGACGAGGCCGGCGCCAGCCTTGCCGGCGTCGGCATAGCCGGCGTCGAGAACGACCATGCCGCCCTGGTGGACGACCGCATCGGCGGCGACCTCATAGACGTGCACGTCGCCGAGAATTTCCTTCGTCATGCGCGGGCCGGAAAGCATCGCCGCGTTCTCCTTCTGACTGGTGAGCCTCGATCAGGCGGCGACGGCCGCCTTGTCCTTTGCGTAGTCCGCCTCGGAAATGCCGAGCTGGGCGCAGATCGCCTTTTCCTCGCCGGTGAGCGCACCGGCTGGCTTTTGCGGGTCCTGGCCGTCGAGCCCGGAGCCGTCGCCGATGACCGGCATCGTTGCAACGAGCTGCTCGAAGGACTTGAAGCCGTCGTCGGTCTTGCAGAGCGCGACGTAGTGGTCCTTGGAGGCCGGCGCGATCTTGCCGGCCTTGACCGCCGCGTCGATCGCCGCGGCCACCTTCTTGTCGTGCTCGGCCTTGCGGGTCGCTTCCGTCTCGGCACGCGCCGTCGCCAGGTCTTCCTTGACCTTGTCGTAGTCGGCGCGCGGCACGAACTTGTCGATCGGCGGCGTCTTGGCGGCGGCAATCGCGGTCTCGGCCTCGGACCGGGCGGTATCGCGCTCGCCCTTCAGCTTCTCGATCGCTTCCAGGACTTGCTCCGGGCTTGCCGCGGCGACGAGGCCGAGGGCCGAGCAGATGGCGGTGAGGTTCATGGCGGGGTCCTCTTTCTCTTTGGCAAGGGCAGCCAGTTCCAGCGCCGGCCGATTGACGAGGCCGGCGGCGCGCAGTCGGGAGATTTCACGGGTGTCCCGGTCGAACACGAACTCCGGGGAAAGGAAGCGGTACTCGCGCCGGGCGATCATGCCGCTGGCGCGCTCGGTCCATTCGACGCTTCCCCAGATCGAATTGTCCGGTTTCACGAAGACGTCGGTGATCCAGCCGGCCGCCGGGGCCTCTTCGCCGCTGTCGGCCTTCAGAAACGACGCGTGCTCGTAGTCGATGACGAGCGGCGCCTTGTTGGCCTTGAAGGCGGCAACGACGGCGGCCGGGTCGCTGAGGCGCCAGGAGCGCCCGTCGCGGCCCTCAATCGCCGGGCCGGCCGGAAACAGCTGCGCCTCGCTCGGTGCCGAGGCGGCTTCGAAGGCGGTCGCGAATGCGGCTCTTGCGGTTTCCAGCGTCATGGGACACAAATTGACCGGTGCCCCATCCCGTTTCCCTACTGACAGATGTCAGGGGACCGCGCGAAATCCGCGCCGCCAGGCCAGGCGCCGCACCTCTCCCTTCCGGATCGATCGAAACAGGCCCGTTAAAGGGGTTTCAAAGGGGGCTGGAGCCGCAAAACGGGTTTTCACGGCCGATGGCGCGCGGAAACGCTTCCCGCCGCCCTGGCGCGGCGCGGGTTGCCTCGCCGTTCTTTTTAGGGTGTCGTCAGGGGCGCCGGGCGTTTTCCAAGTCGCCGAATCCGCGAAGCTCCAGCCCGTGTTTCTGTGCGGCCGCTTCGGCTGCATTGTGGGCATCGGGGAGAGCGCTCATCTGCCCGATGCCAACGGCGAGAAGGACCAGCAGACCAATGCCGGCAGCGGCGGAAAGAAAGCGGGCGAGCGGATGTCTGGGTATGGCGAACCTCCGAATGACAACTTATGCATTCGGGAACATGTTGAAAACCCGCGTTCCGCGCGTCATATTCGGTTCGGGCCGAGCCAGTCGGAGAACCGGGCACCTGCCCGTGGGGACGTTCCGCACCCCTGGCCCTCTTTCCCTCACATGGCGCGTGGAGTTCGGAGATGAGCGAGGCGAACGGAGTGTCCTGGCCTCAGGCGATCGCCATTGCCGTCATCACCAGCGGTCTGAGCTTCGCCGGCGGCTGGTGGACCTTCGCCAGCAAGGACCGCGAGCTCGATATCAAGATGGTTGAAGTTGCTCTTAGCATCCTGCGAAGCGATCCGGAGAAAAGCCCAGCTTCCGGAGCGCGGACCTGGGCGATGGATATTTTAGACCAGTATTCGGGCGTCACGCTTACGCCGAAGGCCCGAGCGGAACTGCAAAGCGCACCGGTAATGATCGAACGGCCCTGGGGTTTGACGTTGGAAGAAATGAAGGGGCACCAATCGTCAAACGCCTCAACGATAGAGCAAATTATCCAGGACATTAAAGAAGCCGTGGCCGATAAGAAAAAAGCTTCCCGAAGGCAGTTCTTGGATCGCCTCAACGAAGAATTCGCCCCAAATGCCGCATCTCCAGCGGATGGAACGACTTCAGAAAAAGCTCCGACCCCGCAACCGTCCGGCGAATGACCGCCAGCCAGGGCCGACCCTCTACCTCGCCCACGAATAGGACGTCTCGGTCCTGCTCGTGGATCGGTCGCCCCTTGTCGATGAGCTGCTGCACCTTTCCGTAGTCCTCGGCCGCAAGCAGCGGAGCACCGTCCTTGCGCCGACGCTTCCGCGCCTGCTTCTCGGCATCGGCCACCGAGAACCGAACCGTCTTCGTCCTGGACCCAAGCCGCTTGGCCAGGGCGTCTGGAAGCATGGCGACGGGTGCCGACAACGCGCCGCGTAACCGGTTGGCCGGATCGGGATCGTTGGGCCTGTAAGGAATCTCGCCGGACTGGATCGCCCGGAAGGGACGCGAGCCGACCAGGTCGGCGACGGCGATGCGGCGCCGGTTCTCCGTCATGGCGTCAAGCTCGCCGGAAAGGAACGTTGCGGCGTTGCGCGCCCGGTTCTTGCCGGGATTGGTCTGCCAGCCCGGATCGATGCCGACCGGCACCCGAACGGTCTCGCCCGTGCGCTTGTTGCGCCAGGGGCGCGTTGCGATCTCCGGCGCCGTGTCCCGGTAGATGACCCCGCCGTCGTCCGGTTCCCGGCCGAGCAGCTGTCGTGCCTCGCGAGCGGTGATCTGCCGGACCCGGCACTGGCACATCCAGCCGTTCGGCGGATAGTGGGTTGCCCAGAACGGATCGTCGACCGGCAGGATGATGCCGACCCAGGCGAGGTGTTCCGGCCGCTTGTGGCTGGCAACCGAGATCATGTAGAGCAGATACGGCAGCGCGCCCTTGGTCCTTTGCGTCCGCTCCCATTCGCCTGCCGCATGTGCGGTTCGGGTGTTCGCCCAATAGATGGTCCTGAGGCGGCGCGGGCTGCCGAGCTGGACGACCTTGTAGAGCCCGTCCTTGGGGTCCCCGGCGACGGCCTTTCCCCACCAACCCTTTTTCCTCAGGACCGGTTCGAGGTTGCGGCGGAACGCTTCGAACGGCACCCGCTCGCGGATGGCCGCGTCGACCTCCTGGCGGATGTCGTCGAGGACGTCATAGCCAGCGGTCTTGGCAACGGTGAAGGAATAGGCGTGCTCCTCCGGCGCCACGTCGCGCCAGTCGAAGCTCGGCCGGCTGCGCTTCTGGTCGAAATAGCGCCGCACTTCCTCGGGCGCTTCGGCAAAGAGTTCGGGCATCAGCCGTCCCCGGTATCGCCGAGGCCGCGCGCCTTCATCATCAGGACCGCAAGCGAGCTGGCAAGCGGTGCGGCGTCCATGTCGCCGGAAAGGGTGTCGAGCCGTGCGATGAGATCGTCATAGCCGGTGGCCTCGTCGAAGGCCGCGCGAACCGGCGCAAGCAGCGGCTCAAGGTCCGGCTGCCAGGCGCCGAGGGCTTCTTCCAGAAGCTCGTCCAGCGCATCCCCCTGAAGCGCCGCCACCGCGTGCTCCTGGCCGCAGTCCGGACAGACCCGTTGCCGCGCCCCGGCCGCATCTTCAGGCGGGCTGCCATCATCCGGCTTGGCTTTTGGACGTTTGGGAGACGCCAGAATTTTTGCGCCCTTCTCCGGTTCGCTGAAGCCGAGCCGGTCGCGCGCTTCGCCCATCTCCACTTCCAGGCCGAGCGGCACCAGCTTGGTCAGGGCGTTGACCATTGTGTTGATGTCCTCGGCCTCGGCGACCGGGATGTCCACATGCGGGTAGCGCTCCTGCGGCCCGTAATTGAACGACACGAACGGCTGCACCAGGTCCCGATTGACGGTGGCGGAGAGTTGGCGCGTGTCGGCGCGCAGGATGTCGAAGCGGACGTTTTCGTGGACGGCGGCCTGGGCAAGGCTCGACCCGTCGTCGGTCGTCATGGTCTGGCCGAGGACGAGCTTGGAGATCTGCCCGTCCTCGTATTCGCACATGGCGCCGAAGACCGCGTTGCCCTGGCCGCCCTTTGCCTCGATGAACTCGATGTCCATGCCCTGCGGCACGATCGCCGCCGCATCGATCGCCAGCATGCGGACCGCGCGCAGAAGCACGGCCCGCTCCTCCGGGCTGGCCCCGGAGGGGTAGCGGCCGAGCCTGAGCGGCATGCCGAAGACTTCCAGGAACGCCGCCCAGTCCTTGACCGCGAACGACTTTATGAGAAACGCCCAGGCCGCGGCGAAGGCGAGCCCGCCGCGCAGCGGTGAGCCCGATTTGAGCTTCGGGATATGGACGACGAAGGTGTAAGGCTTCAGCGGCAGACCGTCCGTGTTGCCGTCCTCGCGCAACCGCAGCCCGCGCCCCATTCTGTCGAACTGGAAGAACCGCGGATCGCGCCAGTGATATTCGGCCGGCTTCCAGAGATCGCCGTGCTCCCACACCGGCTCGACCACCGAATAGCCCTTGCCGACGCCGTCGAGAAGATCGTCGAGCATGCCGGTGAACTCGGGCGTCTCGACCAGCTGCTCGCGCACCTTCTCGGCGATCTCGACGTCTTTCTTGTCCTCGCTGGCGGCCGTGACGATCGGCTCGATGCCGGTAACGGCGCGCTTGCGGGTGCCGAGCACGGACCGGTAATGAAGGTCGCGCTCCTCGATCTCCTCGGCAAGCGTCAGATAGGCGACGTGATCGCCTTCCGTCGCCGCCCTCAGGATCGTGGAAAGGCGGTGAGGATCGAGCCCTGAGGCGACCGGCTCCGACCAGGTCGAGCGAACGCCGGTGACGGTCGGCGCGGCGATTTCCTCCTCCAGCAGCCGGGCCGAAAGCGGCCGGCCGTGGGGATCGACGAGAACGGGTTTTTTCGCCATCACCAAATCCCTCCGCGGTGTCCGGGATCGATGCCGCGCCCCGGCCATGCACCATCCTCAGCCGCGATGTCGTCGCCGCCTTCATGGATCGGGCGATAGGCGAACTCGCCGGCGTCGATCTCGCTGGCATAGTGGCCGAGCAAGGCGGCGATCGCCGCGTCGCCGTGGCGCTTGCGGGTCTGGGAGGCAAGCTCCAGCGTGCGCTTGTCGGTCGGGATGCGCGCAACGCCCGCGATCTTCTTGAAGACGCGTAGGTCCGTGTAGACGTCGTCATCCTTCGGGATGAGCAGCGACCCGTCCTCGAACGCGGCTTTGAATTTCGGCGTGTTTTCCCGGTACCACTCGGTGGTGAAGTGGACCGCCTCGACCAACGAGGCGCCGTATTTCTGTTGCGCGACTTCGGCGAGATAGGCGCCGTTGCCTGTGGCATCCATCGCGCCGCCGGAAAGCCGCGGCATCCGGTCGAGGATGAAAAAGAGAATCTGCTTCTGGCATTCGAAGGGGACGTTGCGCAGCTCGACCACAAAGGGCGTTGCAAGGTCCATCGTCCTCTGGATGACGAACGGCCAGATGACGGTGAGGTCGGCGACGCGGGCGAAGTCCTCGCCGAAGCAGTGGCGGAGTGCCTTGTTGAGCGTGTCGAGGTGCGGCCTCAAGGCGTCCTCGCACCACGCCTCGACGATCGATGCCCGTTCGCTTTCCGGCCTGTGCACGAGGTCGGCCGGCGGCTCCCAACGAATGACCGGGATATCCGGCGACATGGCGGCCCGGATCAGGTGACCGGGCAGGAACGTGCCCGATCCTTTCGAGGGAATGCAGAACAGCTCCTCGTCGGCGCCTTCGCCGTAAAAGCCGATGATTTCGGAACGAAACTTCGCCTCGGCCTCGACCGACCATTGCTTGGCCGTCACAAGGCAAATGCGCTGATAGAGCCCGTCCTTGAGTGCCTCGTCGAAATCGAACCGCACGAGATTGTAGGGACGCCGGCCGGCGCGCACGTCCTGGACCAGGTTGTTGAAGGGATTGTCCTCGCCGTCATGGGTCGACAGTACGGCCACCTTGCCGCCCCAGATCAGGAGCGCGAAGGCGGCCTTCAAAAGCGCTTCAAGGTCGTCGTGAAAGGCCGCCTCGTCGACGATGACATAGCCCTGGCGACCGCGCAGCGAGCGCGGCCGGGAGGCGAGCGCGACGATCTCGAACCCGGAGGCGAAATAGATGCGGAACGCCTGGATGTCGCGTTCCTTGCCGTTCTCGTCCCGGTCCTTGAAAACGAACTCGCCGATGTCGCTTGCGGCCTCATCGAAGGCCCGCGCCCACATGGCGCAGACGTCGATGAACTCGCGCGCCATGTCGAGATTGTAGCCGATGTAGAAGGTGTCCATGCCGCCGTCCGGGCGGCTGGCGGCGGAGGTGAGAACCGCGTCGGCGCCGAGCGCCCAGGTGGCGCCGGTCCGCCGGCTCTTTTCAACGACGGTGACGTGGTGCTGCGCCGTAGAGGCAAGAAGAGCCTTCTGGTAGCCGAGGAGCACGTCGGGGATGCCGCCGCCGGCCAGTTCCTCGGGAAGCCCGTGAAGGGATTGAAGGCGCAGCTCCCGCCATTCTTCCTCGGTGATGTGCCGAGCCGACTTGATCTCGGCTTCGCTGACGGGCGCGCTCATTCGCCGCCGCCCAGGTCAATACCGAGGATGCTGGCCTTGATGGTCTTGACCGTGTCGGCGGTGAGACCTTTGGCCTTGGCAACCTTCTCGATCGCCTGTTCGGTCTTTTCTGCGAATTCCTTCTCGATCTTGCGGCGCCGGTCGGTCGAGATGGCCTGCGCTTGAACGGCCGTTTTATGGGCGCGGGCGAGTTCCGCGGCGCCTTTCGGGTCGATGCCGCCGGCCTCGGCCCCTTCCAGCATCTCAAGGACCAGCGTCTTGATGGTCTCTGAAACCATGACGGTGAGATCGTCGGATTGGTCCGCACCGAGCCGTTCGGTGAGCGCACCGGCAATCGCCCGCGTTTCTTCCAGCCGGCGGGCGATTTTCGCGAGCCGGAAGCCATGGCGATGGAAGGCCGAGCGCGAAATCGGTTCAATCGCGAGCCCGTGGTCCAGCGCCAGCTTTTCCAAACGCTCGTTGAATTCGACGCGGATGTCTTCCTGGGTCCGGTCTCGCGCCCGAAGCTCCTGCATCGCCCAGGCAACAATCGGGTCCGCTTCGGGCGGCAACAGGTCGATCGAGGACAGCCGGCCCCGGCCGGCGCGGCCCGCCACGGTCAAAGCCCCGGCGACGGCCGCTTGACGCCTTCCAGCCGGATCCGGCCGGCGACGTGGTCGAGGCCAGTATCTGTGATCCGGGCGATCTGCACGGTCCCGGCGGCGGAGACCGCGACGGCTTTCAGGTCGTCGGCGAGAAAGCGAAGCTGCTCGCGGATATAGGCCCGGCTCTTGCGATGACCGAAGGTCTCAAGGACCGCGCTGAGAATGGACTCGTTGAGGGTGTAGTCGTTTTCATCCGCGAGCGCGCGAAGGATGATCAGACGGACGTCCTGGTCGACGAGATCGGCGTAGCTCATTTTTCTTTATCCAGGAGGTGGGCTTCGATGCGTTGCACCGTCCTTTGGGTGGCCTGGGCGGAGGCCGACATCTGGCCGAGCTCGCCACGGATTTCAGCCATCGCCAGCTCCATCTTGTGGACGGTGTCCTTATCGGGAAGGTGGCGCATTTCGCCCTCGATGGCGTCGACCCGTCTGGTCGTCTCGGTGAGCAGCTCCGAGTGCTTCTGAAGCTCTGCGGCGTTGGTCGCGGACCGGCTGGTCAGCCAGGTGTAGACCACCGAGACGGCGCCGAGGCCGCCGCCGATGGTCCCGACCCAGGTCTTGAACTCGTCCAGCATCACCGCCCCGCGACCGGCAGCCGGTCTGCCTTCTCGATCCGCGTCAGATGCTTCGGCGCGTCCGGCGCCAGGAAGAAGGTGCCCGCCAAAATGAGGCAGACGCCGGCAACCAACAGGGCGGCATCGCGCGCCCGCATCGCCTAGCGGCCGATCTTTTTCTTGGCGACCACGCGGCCGTAGATGGCGTAGGCGCTGGCACCGATGGCAACCAACTGGGTGACCTTGTCGAGCGCTTGACCGATGAGATTGATGGCCTCGGCCTGGTCGGCCGGCGAAAAGGTGACGCCGAAGAAATTGGCGACCGTCGCCAAAATCGCGACGGCGGCACCCCAGAAGGTGCGCGAGGCAAAGATGCTCTTGTTCTCAAACATGAACGGCTCCTTGATCGGCGCAGGGCGCGCCGGTTTCAGCGTGACGGGCGGGGTGTCCTATTCGGTGTAGCTGGCGACGACCCAGCCCTCTTGGCCGCCATAAACCACCTTGTGCCAAGTCCGGCGGTTGAAGGTTCCGGTCTTGATCAGCGGTACCCGCGTGCCATGGGGAATGGCGGCGAGGACATTGGGATTGAAGGACGGCCAACGGCGCATGTTGAGGGTGTCGCCGGGTACGTTGATGCTGACCGTCGCGTCGCCGTCCTCGACCGGGGCCGCCGCGGCGTCGGCTTCATCTTCGGCCGGGTCTTCGCGACCGAAGGCCCGGGATTTGAGATGGCCAAGGGGGAAAAGCGGATTCGTGTCGACCTTGCGACCGGGCGACACGTACCAATGGGTCGTCACGTCCTTGATCGTCGAATACTTGTTGACGCAGGCGACCAGGATCGCCTCGACCGCCTCGATCTGAGCCTCGGGATACGGCATCCAGAAGCCGGAGCCGTGTTCCCGCGTCGAGACCTCGCGAATCCCGTATTCCTCGATGTCGAAGGTCTTGCCGTACCAGGCGCGGGCCTTGCCGCCGCCGGCGTCCTGCATGATGCCGGGATTGACGATTTCGATCCCGATAGAAAAGCCGTTGCAGTACTGCCGCCCATGATAGGTCGACTTGCCGGCATGGTTCGCCCGCTTGTTGCAGGCGACGAGCTGGGTCACGTGGCCGTCGCGCTCGACAACGAACTGCACCGAGACCTTGCTGGTGTTGTCCTGCAGGTAGCGTGCGGCCGAGAGCGGATCGAGCCGGGAAGCCGTGTCGTGACAGACGATGATGATCGGGGTGATCGTGCCCCCCGTCCAACGGGCGGCCTGGAAGGGAATGCCCTCGATCCGGTGGTTTTTGATCTGGAATTCCATGGGAGCCTCCGGGGGTCTCTGCAACCGTTCGCAGAGTGCCGGTGGCGTCGTCCCGTTTCCCGCCTGACAGCTGTCAGGCCGGGACCCGAGGAGGTCGAGGCACCTTAGAAGAGGTCGCCTTGCGTGTCATCTTTCAACCGCGCCTTGGCGCGATAGACGGTGCGCTCGTGAACCCCGGAGGCGCGCACCGTCTCCGACACCGATTTGCCCTCGGCCAGCGCCTTGAAAAGCCGTCGACGGGCCTTTGAACGATGGCCGGCGGGACCAAGCGGGATGACCAGGTTGATGCCGCCGCGCGCGCAATATCGCCGGCAAAGCTTTTCCGCGGCCGGGCGGCCGACAAGCTCGCTGAGCCAGTGATCGTCGGAGACGCTCGACGGCAAATAGACCTGCTGGCCGCCGCGCGCCTCGGCGATCTTCAAAGCCCCCTCAAGGCCGATTTCCTCGGCGAACTCGGCCAGCAGCGCCGGCAGGCCGTCGAACGAACCGGTCATCGCGCCAACTCCGCCGCATTGACGTGAGGTTGCGCTCGGCCGACACTGCCCACCTTGATGAGAAGGGGAATGCTATGGCTCTGATCACTTGCCCGGAATGCGACCGTCAGGTCAGCGACCGCGCCGGCGCCTGTCCGCAATGCGGCGCCCCCGTGCACTTGCCGGCAAAGCGCGCCCGGTCCAACCGCCTGGCGCTGGTCGCAGTCAGCGCCGCGCTCGTCGTCATGGTCGGCGTTCTCTTGACCGTTAGCCTCGGCAATCAATGGGCCGAGAACGATGCCGTCGCCGAGCGACACGCTGAAACTCTCAAAACGCTCCGCGGCCAGTAGGACGCTCACGCCTCGCCCCCTTCCGGCCGCTGCGGCCATTTGTGGGCACGCTTTTTCGGCTCCGGCAGGCCGGTCACGGTGACGACGACACCCGCCTTGAAGCGATAGCGAAATCCCTCGACCGTGACGCCAGTGGCGCCTGAGGTGAGCGCCGGCGTCACCTTGCGATAGATGCGCGCCCGGATCGCCTCCGTGTCGATGCCGCAGACCCTTTCCAGGTAGCGCAGGACCGCGTGATCGGTGACCGGGATCCTCTTAGCCATCGCCGCCCCCGAAAAGGTCGGGTCCGGTCTCGGCCTTTTGTTCGCGGGCAAGCCGCCGGCGCTTGGCCTCGCCGGGCGTTGCCAGCGCGAGGTCGGAGAGCTTTGATCGGCGGCGCGCCTGGCCAGGCGAAATGTGGACGAGAGGGGGGAATTCCGGCGTCTGCCCGATGCGCCAGACGGCCCAGGCATAGGCCGTAGCCGTCCCGGCCTCCGGGTCCCACACCCCTTCGATGATTGGGACGCGTTCGGCGAACGGGCAGAAGTAGGTCGGCGTGTTCTCGCGCCAGATAAGGCGATAGCGTTCCTCGCCCTCCTGCCAGGCGAGCCGCACCAGCGCCGCGACGCCGACGCGGGCGATCGTCAGGGCTGTCCGAGCAAAGGCTTCGGCAAGCGGAAACGGCGGATTGAAGATGACCCAATCGACCGGCCATGGCGCGTCTTCGGCATCGGCAAACGTGAAATCGAGCACCCCGTCACCGAAACCGTAGTCGACCAGATCGGTGGAAAAGACGCGCGCAAAATGCTCGGCCAGAGGAACGGACATGTGGCCTTTTCCGCAGGCCGGTTCCCAAACCGTCTGCCCGGAAACGTCCCCGTAAAACCGCTTGATGATCTCCTCGATCAGCGCACGCGTCGCCCAGGGCGGCGTGCAGAAAAGCCCCTTGGAGCTTTCCTCGTCGCGCCGATTGGCCATGACCGACGTGTGGCCGCGGGTGATCACCGGCACCACCCTCCCGGCCGGTAAGGTCTTGCCAGGCCAAGGGCGAGCAGCTCCTGGCCGATGTCGCGGCCGTCGACGTAAATCCTCGCAAGGGGGTGCCCATAGACGCCGAAACCGTGGCGCTCGACCGTGATGCGGCCCTCGCCGAGGCGGCGGGCGAGATAGTCGCGGGCCTTTTCCGCCAGCCCGTTGCACCGGCCTCCAAGCTCTGCCGTGTCGACATCGAGGAGGCGGATCTTTTCGCCCTTGAGCCAGATCGTGTCCCCGTCGATCACGCAAGAGACGTGACGCTCGGCCCGGTGTCCGCCGCGGCAGACCGGCCAGGGCTCGGCTGCAGCGGGCGATGCGGTCAAAAGGAGGGCGATAGTGGCAACAACAAGCTTGCAACCAGTGGGGCTCTCTGCGAGCCTGACGACCTTTTCATCAGCCCCTGAGACGGAGTTAGTCGTGCGATGTTTATCGTTGGAGAATGCCCGCGTTGCGCGGCAGCGAACCAGACATTGGACGTTCTCGCACACACCCGAATTCAAAACATCCGGGTTCGCAGCCCAGTTTATATTTCGCGTTTGGAGTTTTTGACTGAATGCCGAAGTTGTGGCTACGGGTCCGTATATTCGGTGGCCGCGAAATTCCAGAACGGTTACAACCAAGAAAACCTTCCAGGAGAATTGGAAGAACTGCTTCGCCAAGATCGAAATGTTAAGGATTGGGGATTCGAAATACTTTCCCATATTCCATTGACGTCCCCAGAAGCGGCGCCTAGTGCGATCCCAAACGAGCTTGAACCTTTTTACAATGAGGCGTCTGGGTGTATTGCAAACGGTTACGTCCACGCGGCATGTGTCATGTTTCGCAAGCTCGTGGACTTGGCAACGTTGCGAGAGCCATTGATAGATTTGATCCCAGAAGCTGATAGGGAAAGCTTCCGGGCAAATAATTCGTTGAAATGGCGCCTCAGACAGATAGTTAATCATCAACCCGTCTATGAACGTTTGATTAGGACGGCAGAGTACATAAAGGTACTTGGCGACAAGGGTGCCCACATCGAAGAGTTGTTGACCGAAAGCGACGCGAAAGATGCGAAGGCTTTCGCTGATCTCTTCATTCAAAATGTCTATTTTGAAGCTGCAAGAGCGGCAGAAATCGAGGCTCGCCATTCTGATCGGCTTGGATCGCGGTAGATTCAGGTTTGCTGACATCGTGCTGCTCAGCTCAGCCTTTGCCCACATTTCGGAGAAAAACGCCTAATTCATGCATATGCCCCACGATCTCCCCGTGCCGTGAGTTGCTTGGCCGCAAGTTCAAGGCGGCAAGTTCGCGGAGTTGTGCAGACAAAACGGCGTCACGCGGATCTGAATGTTTGGTCCATTCGACACCGCCCTCTCTTGCAAGCCATCCTTTTAGTGCTTCGATGACCTTGGCCGCGTCGCCGGAGTCGACCAGCCATCGCGTGTGGTCGATGCCGGTCTGGCGTTTCACGAAAGCGATCAAAGCGCTGTCGCGGCGGTCGCGGATCAGGCCGAGATTCCAGCCGGCGATCCACAGCGCCTGCACCTTCTTCGCAAACGGCCCGTCGAGCCCCTTGCGCTTCTGCTGCGGCGTCCAGCCGAGGCGCCGGAACTCGTCCAGCACCCGGCCGCGCTCGCCCGGCGTCATGACGGCCGACGAGGTCTTGCCGGTGACCCGTTCGAGGACCGCGCGATAATCGTCGTCCTCAAGCCCGAGGTCTTTCTTGGCGATGTGGATTTGCGCAAGGCTCATGGCGTCGCTTCCAGCTTCAAAAGGGTTTCGGTGATCGCGTTGATCCGCCGGAGGATGCGCACCTGTCGTTCGGTGCACACGCCGCGACGGACCTTGGCGAGAAGCGCGGCGCGCTCGCGTTCGAGTCGCTCCCGCTTACTCGGAGCCGGAGGCGGATCGCCCTCCGGCTCCGGCGGTTGGCTGCGGTGGATGAAGCCGACCATCACGCCGCCGCCAGATCGATCGTGACGGCCTCCCAGGAGGCCTCCGGGCTGTCGCGCCGATAGAAGCGGATGTAGGTCTTGGACCCCGTGACCCTCATCGCATCGCGGATCGCCTCCAGCGCTCGTCCTCGATATCAAGGCGCAGCAGCATGAAGATCTCCGAGCGGTTGATCTGGCCTTCCTTGTCGGTGTTGAAGGCGCGGGTGACGATGGCGCGGATTTCCGGGCGCGCCTCGGCCGCCCATTCGTTGAGGCATTCGTCGATCAGCGTCTTTGCCGTCTGAAGCTGCGGGCCGAAGTCGATGAAGTCGGCAACCCGCACCTGGACCTTCATGCTGCCGTCGAAAGTCTGGTAGGTGCGGTTGCCCTTGCGGCCGCCCTTGGTGGCGCCATAGTCCTGCTCGATCAGCGCATCGAATTCGCCGAGGTCGGTGAAGGTGTGACCGCGAAACCGCGCGATCTGGTCGGAGAGAGCCTCCGCAAACCCCATGATCTTGCGCACAACCTCGTCTTCGAGCTTGTCCTGCGGCCGGACCAGGTTCTCCGGGACAAGCATGCCCTTGGCGTCGCGCAGGTAGGGCTTGCCGTCGACCTCGATGACGGCGTTGGGGGTCTCAGACATCGCGTTTCTCCATCTGCTTTTGATCTAGGGCCGAGCGGCCCGGAGCGGGGTCGCCGAGCACGCTGGCGGTGACGTTGGTGGGTTGGGGAGCGATCCAATCGACGGTGCGCCATTTGCGCGGTTCGAACTTCGGCTTTTGAGGCGCAGGCCTGTGCAAGGTCGCGGCGAAGTGCTCGAAGGTAATCGCTCGCAGCTCGATTTCGTCGCCGAGGGCGGCGATCAAGCCGGCGACTGCCATGACGAGATCGCGCCGGCTGGTCCTGTCGTTGATCAGCCGATCCGCAAACCGCCGGGCGGCGATCACCGCCGGCCGGTCGGTCTCGCAAGGCGGGTGATTGAGCACCCGGTCGGCGATGTCGTCGATAAGCTCCTCAAAACGCGTGTAGGTCATGCCGCATCCCCTCCGTGCTTCGGATGGGGCCGCGCGACGACCGGGAATTGAGCGATCGCCGGGTCTTTCAGGTGATCCTCGGTCAGCACCTGTTCAGAGACGCGAGCCCGTTCCAGGTTCTTGGCCTGGGTGACACAAGCGGCGAGACAGCGCCCGAACTGCAGCGCGCCGCGGTCGCCCATCGATCCGGGGTTCAGCCGCTCCTGTTCGAACCATTCATGGAGCCCGCGAAGCTTCTCACTCAGCATGGCGACCTCCCTTGCGCGCGTGCGGGCATCCGGCGCGGCAGGCCCAATAGAGCCGGTTCGACAACGGGCTCGCCGTCGACAGGCGCGCTTTCTGGTTTTTGAGGCAATCGTCGCGTCCGATCCTACCGAGGACCGGGCAGTCGACATTCGCTTTCATGAACGCGCCCCGGACCATCTCCTCGACCCGCGAAAGGTCGCCGCGATAGGTTCCGCCGATCACCTGGGAAACCGTCGCCGGGCTGTAGGAGATCGGCGCCCCGGCGCCCTTGAGCCCTGCCGCGTCGGCTTGCCGAGCGAGTTCCTCGATCCAATCGGGGAGCTTGTCGCCATGGGCGGCACGCGCTTTGTCGACCATTGACTTCTCGGCGCCGTTGCGCGCCGCCGCGCTCGTCGGACCACGCTTCATGACGGATCTCCGATCTTGTGGGTTTCGTCGGTGTTCCGGTCGTAGACCTCGCGCCGCCCGATCCGATGGACGGGGGCCTCGGGGCCGGTGTTGTGAATGAGCCGCCAGCGTGCGAAGCCGTTTGAGGTCGGGGCCGTGCCCGGCTCGCGGCGCATCCGGATCAGATATCCGGCCTTTTCCAATGCCAGGACGTACTTGCGGGCGTTCGTGTTGCTCGCCCCAGCCATGGTCTCCAGATCGCCGAGCCGGAACAATTGCAGCGTGGTGATCGTCTTCCACATCTTGTCGCGGATCGTCCGCCGGCGCCGCGTCCGCGGCACCTTTTGGGTCAGCGGGCCGGCCGGGCCGCTGGTGATCGTCTCGCCGGCCTCGACGGCCTCACGCCCCTTTTCGGAAAGCTCGAAACAGCCGACCGCCCGGCGATTTATCCAGCCGCGAGTGACCAGTCTGCCGCAGGCCGTCGCGACGGCGCGCCGCTCGATCCCTGTCGCCTCGACCATCGCAGCCGTCGTCAGGCAGTCACCGCCTTTCAACGTCTCTACAATGGCCATTTGACGTGTGGCTTCGCCGGGCATTTCAGCCTCGCACCGTGACGGCGTGGCCGGTCGAACGCTTCGCCAGGAGAGCTTGGCCGTCCATGTCGTCGACCGTCACCGCCCGGTCGAGCCGCTTGCCGACGCGCTCGATCGCGGCAAGGCCCGTCAAAACCTCTCGGGCGAAGCCTTCCGCACTGTCGTGAAGGAGCTTCAAAAGCCCTTCATCGACCGCAACCTCGCCGCGGACCTCAACCAGCCGCCGCGTGTCGTCGAATGTCAGGGGGCGGAACTCGACATGAGCCTCGGCCCGGCTGGCGATCTGTGGAAAGCGTTTGATGCCGCTCTTGATGCGCCCCATGCCGATCAGGAGAACCGGCACTTCGATCATGTCGGAGATATCCCGTAGCGTCTCCATAAGCGCGGCCGAGCCGACCACGTGGTCGGCCTCGTCGACGATGATCGCGAAGGGCCTCCGCTCGGCGGCGGCGATCGCCGCCCGCTTGCCGAGGGCCTCGATCACCTGGCCGAAGATCTTGGCGTAGGAATGGGCCGGCACCGTCTGGACGGTTTCCAGCAGTTCCCGGAGCATCCAGATCGGGCGCCATTCCCGTTTCGCCCGGACGAACGGCAGATCGTTCTCGATGGCGAACCACTGGGCCGTTGAGGTCTTGCCGTAGCCGGGCGCGCCGTCGACGACCATGAAGCAGTTTTCCGAGGCGCCGCGCCGTTCCAGAATTTCGAAGCCGGCCAGGAATGCCGTCGTGTTGGAAAGGCGCACGAAGGTGTTTTTCATTGTCCTGTCGTCCCTTGGGTTTTCTTGTCCTTGATCAGCGCTGCCAGGGCGTCGGCCGAAACGCCGAATGCCGGCAGCATTTCGCGGAATGTCCAGGCATCGAGCCGCTCGGCCATGTGGAGCCGGTCGCGCTCGGTCATCTGCTGGGGGTTTTCGAGGAGCCATGCCGCCATTTCCTGGTCGTTCTGGAAGGCGGGTCGGCCATTGCCGGCCGGCTTGGCGACCGGCACTTTCGGCTTGAAGGCGACGACCTCGGCCGGTGCGCCGGGCGCCTCAAGCGGCGTCTCGGCGGGCGCTTCATGGCGCTCGCCGGTAGCGGCGGAGAGGGCTGCGGCGATGTCAGGCGTCGTGTAGTCGATGGAGCGGGTCGGCAGTTGCACGACGTTGTCCGCCTCGGCCGCGCGTTCCTTTTCCTTCTCGCCGAGATAAAGCTCGATGAGGGCGGGCCCGGAGGTGATCCGCTTGACCTCGTCGCGGATGTCCTTGCCGCGTTCGGCCAGAAGCTCGGCCCGCTTGCGCTTCACCATTGCCATGAATTTGGCCGGGTCGACGCCGGCCCGTTCCGGGCAGACCGCCGGCTCGATGAAGGCGCGCGTATCGGCGTCGAACAGATAGACGAGGCCGAGATCGTTCGGATCGAGCCGCACAAACACCCGGTCGCCCGGCAGCGCCGCCATGGTCTGGTAATAGAAACCGCCGACCCGCACGCCGAGTTTGGTGACCGTGCGGGTTCCACCGCCTTCGGCCACCGGCATGAGGAGGACATCGAGTGCGCGCGGGTCGACGGTTCGGACCGCGACATTGGCTTCCGCTGCCGCTTGGGCAGGCGTCTTGCCGCCGAGGGCCGAATGGGGCTGGTGCTCGTAGAACGCATCGATCCAGCGATCGGCGAGCCCTTGAATGTCACTCATGGAAAGGGTGACACCGAAAAGCTCGGCTGTCGGCAGGCCGAGGCGCTCAGCGAAGTTCTTGCGGTCTTCGAGCCGCTTGCGGTCGGTCACGCTGTGACCGATATATCCCGGCAGGAGTTCGGAGAAATTGTGCTGGAATGTGCGGATGACGCGCTCCACATGGCCTTTCTGAGCCGGCGAGTAGGCGTCGGACAGCTCCATCTCGATCCCGAGCGCATCGAAAAGCCGCTTCGTATCGTCGGCGACGAAATCGGAGCCGTTGTCGGTCTTGATCTTTTCCGGCACGCCCCAGGCGAGGATGGCTTTGCGGATCAACAGCGCCACCGCGGAGGCGCGCGGGGTTCGGGAGATCGCGATCTGAGTTCGCCGCGTGCCGATGTCGATGCAGGCATAGACGGTGGCGCGCGACCCACTGGTGTCCATGGCGTCAAGCGGCGAAGCGTCGATCATCCAAAGGACGTTCGGCCCCTTAATGTGACGGAGGACACCGACGCCGGCCGGCGCCATCGTCGAGCGATAGAAATCGGGATTGCTGAGTTGGGTCAGCACCACGCTCTCGGCCGCCTTCCAGCCCCTAATCGTATGTTGGAAGGTCCGCACCGGCGGCACCGGGCGTGCCTTGCCCTTGTGGTCGGTGAGCGTGTCGCCGAACTCCGCCTGCACGAGCGTGCGAACCCGCTCAGCTTTGATATGCGGCTGATAGGCGATGAGGCCGAGCACATAGGTCTTCACGCGGCCATCATTGGCGGCGTCCAAAAGGCCGGTGCCCTTGCGAGCCTGCGAATGATCGATGCCGAGGCCGACGCATTTCTCACGCGCGGCCCGCCAGCGAGCCAGCGTCCGGCGCGACAGCTTTGGCACTTCAGCACGCACCCAGTCGTCCACCTTCAGGTGGCCCATATTGTAGCTATCGACGAAAACGGAGGTCCGGCCGGTTTCCCGCAGGTTCAAACCGCCGCCGAACCGGTCGTAGGCAACGAGAATGGCAAGTCGCGCTTCTTGGGAACGCCGCGCCCGGTCGGTCTCTGGCGTCGGTAAGTCCGGTTGCAATCTCGTTGGTTCGACCTCGCCGACGACCATGAAGCGCTTTTCGTAGTCGAGCCGCGCCAACGTCGGCAAAAGGCTGACATGATACTCAAGCCCGCCGCCGCGCCCCTTGCGGTCCCGGCAACGCGCCGGATCGTCGTTCCAGCCTTCGCGCGAGGCGTATCGAATTATCCCGCTCACTGTCTTCGCCAAGCTGCTGAGCTTCAGATCGGCGATCTCCTTCGCCGACAGCCAGTCTTTGGTCGATTTGTTCGTCGGTGCGGTCATCGGTTGGCCTTCCATTCGGCCTCGGCCGCGGCTTCCTCGCGCTCGGCCCGCTCGCGCAGTTCCTTCGCCCGCTCCCGCCGCAAGAGCGCCTCGTATTTCGCTGGAACGACGATGAGACCGGCTTCGACAAGGAGGGTGTTTAGGGCGCGTGCGTCGCCGGTCACCATGACAAGAGCGGCAAGCCGCAAGGCGCTGATTGTGTGCTTCTCCTTGGCCTGGCTGGCATAGGCATCGAGCGTGGACTCGGTGACCTTGTCCTTCAGGATGTCCGACATCGCAGCGGCGACTTCGACGCGTCCCATGCCGGCGGCGTCGAGAGTCGCCGCGACCGCCTTCGACAACCGGCCCGCCATGTTCCAGGCGTGGACATCGGCCTCGTCGAACCGCTCCACGACGGGAGCTGGAAGGACGTCCCGGAAGAGGTCGAGAGTGCCGGTGTCGCGCCGTCGCGCCATGGTCAGGCGGCCTTTTGCCTGCGGCGCGCGAGCCAGCGATCGACGGCGGCAGCGTTCGCCTCGAAGAACCGGTCCTGCTCGGCATCGCTAAGCCGGCCGAAGCGCGAGGAGGCAGCCTCCCATTGTTCCAAGGTTCGCGGCGGCGGCCGCCGGTCGATGATCGCGATCGCGTCGGCAACGGTCGAAGCCGCGGGCGGTTCGGACGTGAGCAACCCAGCAATGGCATCCTGCCGGGCTCGCGCCTGTTTGGAGAGCTCGATCAGCTCCGACATGGTGTCGGCAATTTTCAGGAACGCGATCCGTTCCCGAACGTCCGGGGCAATGCCGGTTGCCACCTGCACCGCCGCTTGGACGGCGCGTTCGGAGACCTTCAAAGCCTTGGCCGCCGCCTTCGAAAACGTCCCGGCGAAAATGGCCGCAGAATTCTGCGGCAATTCCTCTGTGGCCTTCTTCCGCCCCCGTTTGGCCGGCCCGGCGACGCTCTCGTGAAGCTCCTTCCATGTCGCCAGGTGGACCGCCCGGTCGAGCGCCGTCAGCTCGTATCGAAGCATGTTCTCTTGGATTTCGCGGAGTCGGACGGCCGCCTCGTCGGCGAACTCGTTGGCCGGGCAAACATCGGCCTCGATGACATCGAGACCGGCCTTTTCATGTGCCTTAAGGCGGTGTCCGCCAGCGATCAGGCGGTACCCTTCTTTGCGCTCGACCACCTCGATTGCAGGCAGGGTTATGCCTGTAGCGATTTGCTCGGCGAGGGTCTCAACCCAGTCGGGATTGATCGGCCTGAGGCGACCGCTAGCGTCGATCGCCGAAATCGCAATACGCTCACGCTTCATGTTCTGTAAGTCCTTGAAAAAAGGCCGGGTGGGCGCCTGGGTCCGAAGTGCGGTCCGCCGCTTCGCCCACCCGACCAGTCTTGGGAGGAACCATTGAAAAGACCGGGAGACGGATTTCTGCCTTCCGGGTCATAGGAGATGGCTGCCGACAATGAGGGTTGCGATGATGAGCGTGAGCGCGATGGCCATGTCCGGGTGACGCGCCGGTGCGGACAAGATCGACCTCAT